GAGTCTAAGTGTCCAAGAGGGCATTCAGGCAGTGCGTACAGCATTGCCTAGATGTTGGTTTGATGCAGAGAAGTGCGCAGATGGCATTGAGGCATTAAGGCAGTATCAGCGTGAATACGATGAGGACAAGAAGGCTTTTAGGCAAACGCCCAAGCACGATTGGACAAGTCACCCCGCTGATGCGATGAGAATGTTGGCTATTAGTTGGCGGGAAGAACCTAAAGATAAACCGCCAGATCCAAGTAAAGTGTTGATTGTTGGCCCTGAGAACGAAGTCACAATGAACGATATGTGGGCAATCCACAAACAAACCGCAAGGAGTAATCGAATATGAGTGGAACAGCAGACCCCTACCGCTACCAATATGAACACGTTGCCGCAAGCCAAACCGCGCAAGTCTTGGGCGGCACAGGCGCAGCGGGTGATTATCTTCACCGCCTAGCTTGCACAGTCTCAACTGCGGCAACTGGTAGCGTTAGCATTTTGGATGGTACAACTTTTACCCATTTGGTGTTGCCCGCCTCGCCTGGCGGTGGCATTGGTCAATACAACATTGAATTGAACACCATATCTAGAAATGGCGCATGGAAGATCACCACGGGCGCGGGCGTTGAAGTATTGGCTGTTGGCATCTTTTCGGCTTAATCATGTCTAAAGCCGGACTTTATGCCAACATTTTGGCAAAACAAGAGCGAATCAAGGCGGGTTCAGGGGAAAAGATGAACAAGGTGGGCAGTAAAGACGCACCTAGCGCCAAAGATTTCAAAGACGCTGCCAAAACCGCAAAGCCCAAATGACAGCCGCATGGACTCGCAAAGAAGGTAAAAACCCTGAAGGCGGTCTAAACGCTAAAGGGCGGGCAAGCTATGCGGCAGAAACAGGCGGCAAGCTAAAACCACCAGTTAAATCTGGCGACAACCCAAGGCGAGCGTCTTTTCTTGCGCGAATGGGTGCAACTAGTGGCCCAATGGAAAAGAACGGCGAACCCACACGGTTAGCACTTGCTTTAAAAGCATGGGGTGCATCATCCAAAGAAGATGCCCGAGCCAAGGCAAAAGCAATTTCTGAAAGAAACAAAAATGGCTGAACTAGTCGCAACTGAAGTTGACAAGTACAACACCCTCATAGCCACTTATGACAACGAGTTTAAAAAGTGGGAAGCGCGTACAAAGAAAATAATTCGGCGCTACAGAGATGACACCCGAAGCGCAAGCGGCAACGATACCGCCAAGTTCAACATCCTTTGGTCTAACGTTCAGACCCTGATCCCTGCTGTCTATAGCAAAATGCCTAAGGCTGATGTCAGTCGTAGGTTTGGGGACAATGATCCAGTTGGGCGTGTTGCGTCAATATTGGTTGAGCGTGCTTTGGATTTTGAGATCGAGCATTACACCGACTTCAGAAGCACCATGCGCCATGCGGTAGAGGATCGGTTCTTGGGAGGCCGTGGCGTTGCGTGGGTTCGTTATGAACCGCACGTTGTTGAAGTGCCTGGGATGCCCGAAAAGCCAGAGAATGATGATGGCTTGCAAGTCACTGAAGACGCAGACGAAGCGGAAAGCCAAGACTTCACAGCTGGCGAAGTTCAGCCAATGGAGCAGATTGAATATGAATGCGCACCGACAGATTATGTGCATTGGGCTGATTTTGGCCACAGCGTTGCCCGGACATGGGAAGAAGTAACCCAAGTCTGGCGTTGGGTTTACATGACCAAAGATTCTTTGATTGAGCGTTTTGGCGAGGAAGCCGCCCGAAATGTCCCGTTGGACAGTGGCCCCGATCCATTGACTAACTATGCAAGCAACCAAAAAGAATACACACGGGCCAAGATTTGCGAATTGTGGGACAAAGAAACCGCCAAAGTCTATTGGTTCAGCAAGCAAGGCAACAAGTTTATTGATGTGCGGGATGACCCACTAGATTTAGAGCAGTTTTTCCCATGTTGCAAGCCTTTATATGCAACGATGACAAGCGACAGCCTCGTTCCTGTTCCTGATTTTGTGCTTTATCAAGACCAAGCTAACGAGCTGGATATCTTGAGCGACCGAATCGACGGTTTGGTTAAGTCTTTACGGGTCAGAGGTGTTTATGACTCAAGTGTCCCCGCATTGCAACGATTATTGACAGAGGGCGACAACAACTCCTTGATTCCTGTTGATAAATGGATGGCGTTCAGTGAAAAGGGCGGCTTGAAAGGTTCAATTGACCTTTTGCCTTTGGATACCTTGGCAAATGCTTTGCTTCAATGCTACCGAGCAAGACAAGAAATCAAGCAACAAATCTATGAAATCACAGGTTTGTCCGATATTTTGCGGGGTGCATCAGTAGCAAGTGAGACAGCTACCGCCCAACAGATCAAGGGGCAGTTTGCAAGCCTTAGATTGCGCTCTATGCAAGAAGAAGTGGCTTTATTTGCCTCTGATCTGATTAGGCTCAAAGCGCAGATTATTTGCACCAAATTTCAGCCACAAACAATTTTGCAGTATGCGGCGGCAAGTCAGATGCAACCTGTTGATCAGCAAATGATCCCTCAGGCTTTGCAATTGTTAAAAGACAAGCCTTTGCGTAACTTCCGCATTGAAGTCGCGGCTGATAGCCTGGTTCAACTGGATGAAGCGGCTATAAAGCGTGAGCGCACTGAGTTTATTGGCGCGTTTGCTGGCTTTTTACAGCAAGCAATGCCAGTTGCACAAGCAAGCCCAGAGATGACGCCTGTTTTGATGGAAATAATGAAGTTTGGTATCAGTGCGTTTAAGTCATCTCAAGAACTTGAGGGCGTTATTGACCAAGCACTTGACCAAATTAAGGTGAAGATGGCGCAACCACAACCGCCTAAATCTGATCCTGAAATGGCAAAGATGCAAGCTCAACAACAGTTGGAGCAAATGCGAGTTCAGGCAGATATGCAAATTGCTCAAGCTAAAGCTCAGTTTGATGCGCAACTGCAACAAGCCAAGCTACAAGCCGAGGCGCAACAACTTCAGTTTAATGCTCAGCTTGAGAGTGCAAAACTTGAGCGCGAGCAACAGATGGAGCGTTTCAAGGCCGAGTTGGATGCCAACACCAAGATTCGTGTTGCCCAAATCAGCCATTCAGCGTCTTTGTTGCCCGAGGATATGGATGCCCAACAGCAGATGCACGCAACCCTGAATCAAGACTTGCGCGGCATGATTGAGGCAATGATGAACACGGTGAATAACTCTCATCAGCAAGTTATGAACAGCCATAATCTTAACGTTGGAACAATGCAAGAAATGTTAAAGAACCAAAACGACAACACCCAAGTCATGAAAAACGTGGCTGATATGATTTCGGCTCCAAAACGAATTGTGCGTGGGCCTGATGGTAAAGCCGTAGGAATGGAGGTAATCAAATGATTCAAACTACAAAAGGTGAAATGGACGAATCTTTGCTTGAGAAGCGCGAAGGTCAAGTAGACACCGACACAGAAAACACTGATTGGGTCGAATACTGGTTTGAGGGCGAATTGGTACACCGTTCGGTTCATGTAAAACTTAAACACGGAGCACTTGCCGATGGCGCTGCTTCATCTTTCTAAGGAAATAAAATGGCAAATACCACGGCAATGTGTACGAGTTTTAAGGGCGAATTGCTCACGGCGACTCACAACTTCACACCAAGCACAGGCAACACCTTTAAAGCGGCGTTGTACTTTGCAACTGGATCATTAGGCGCGGCAACCACAGCTTATTCAACAACCAATGAGGTTACGAATACGTCAGGGACGGGCTACACAGCGGGAGGCGTTACGGTTACCAATGCAAATGCGCCCGCTACAAGCGGAACAACTGCATATTGGACGCCATCGGCTAGTTTTTCATGGTCTGCTTTGACGGTTACAACGGCATTTGATGCTGTTTTAATCTACAACTCAAGCGCTAGTAACAAGGCGGTTAGTGTTCACAACTTTGGTTCGCAAACAGTAACGGCAGGAACTTTCACCTTGTCCATGCCGACCAATGATGCGACCACAGGTCTTTTGCGTATTGCGTAATGGCACAAGGGCCGTGGGGAACTGGTACTTGGGATGATGCCATATGGGATAGTCTCCCATTAACGGGCAATCAGGCTACGGGCAGCGCTGGCAGTCCAAGTGTTGCCGTTAGTGCCGCATTAACAGGCGTCCAAGCAACGGGCGCGGCGGGTGATTTGTCAAAGGCATCAGTTGCCTCAGTGACAGGCGTTTCAGCAACTGGCGCAGTTGGTACAGTTGTTGGCGGCATAAGCCTTGGGTTAACTGGCGTTCAAGCATCAGGATTTGCAGGCAATGAAAGCGAATCGGTAACAGTTGCCTTAAGTGGAGTGTCAGCAACAGGCTCGGCTGGCTCTTTTGCGGCAAACAAATCATTAGGCATTGATGGCGTTAACGCAACAGGATTTGTTGGGTCATTAACCCCAATCATTCAATTAGGCATAAATGGGGTATCAGCAACTGGCGAAGTTGGAAACTTAACGCCTGTCATACCTATAATTTACATTGTTGATACCCATGATCCTGGCCCTGACAAGCTCAAAAAACAGCTTAAACGTGAGCAAGAAAAGAACAAAAAGCGTAGGGACGAGATTATTGAGGCATACGAGCGCATTGTTGAAGGCAAGATACCCAAAGAAATAATAGCCCCGTACGTTGAAACATTTGCTACAATTGCAACCAAGCAAAATGTCACATTGACAGACATTCAGAAAATGATGTCTAATTTGGACAAAATGCAGTTAATTTGGGACGACCACATCGAATCAGATGACGAGGAAATTTTGCTACTATGAGAACAACTTACGTTATACGTAATGGCGAATTGGTTGAAAAACACAA